GACGAAGCGAATACCACCAAGGGTGGCTGCCGGTGGTGGCGTGTCTGTCTTGTGCCTCATCTCCAAGTGGGCGAACAACTTGTTGCCGTTCTTGAATTCGGCCGTCCAAACACCATCCTTGTGCGTGTACTCATGTGACGTGAACTCCACGGGTCCGTGGGGGCAGACAGTGGTGTAAGAACCAGCCTTTGTGATGACTCCGGTCGTAGCTAGCAGGTCGAGGTCTAGATCACCCGAGTGGACTTCGTCATCAGACATGGCCACAGCGTCATCCGCGCCGCAAAGCAGCAAGGTAAGACTTCTGATGGCGGAGTTCTGGGCCGAAGTCGACGGAATCCCTGAAGCAGTGACTCCGTAGTTCGTCAAGGTGTAGATACTCGTCCCGCAGACCAAGAGGTGTCTGGAATTCACTGCTGCCTGACAGTACATGAGCAAAGTCGCGACCTCTGCCTGAGGGTCCAAAGGCCCCGTAGCAGTGCTGAAGCGCGAGCAGCGCCTTTCGGCGTCAAAGTAGATGGCGTCTGCGCAAACGGACAGATCCCAGCCGCTGGCATCGCTTGAGCTAAGCTTCTTCGTGAAGCCCCGTGACAGCATCTCGAAAATTCTTCCTGTGGTCTGCTGACCGGCATCATGGTGCCCCATGCCCACGGCTTGCGTGGTTAGGTTACCCTGGATGTAGGAAAGAATATCGTGCTTGTTCTGGCCGTGGTGCTCTATGTCCTGGATAGCGGCGTCCACAATGGAACAAACCCATATGAGCCTCCACCGCTTGTCAGCGGCTTTCTTCGGGTCATGGGCCTCGTCCTTGATGAAGACCTCCTCCGGATCTCGGAGGCCGAGCTCCAACATGGTAGCTGCGCTGTACTTGTGCATGGCCGTCGACTCCGCTACGTGCAGGGCCATGCGGCAAGAAACCAAGTAAGCGAGCAAGTTTCGGCCTTCCGGAGTTGACCAAGACGCTTTGGGTCCGGGGAAGTACCGGGCGCTCCAGCCTGCCGACTTCGACCCATCAAACCCATCGACATAAGAGTCCATGCACTCGCTGAAAGTCCTAGCTGTAAAAGGCGCTGTACATCCATACTTGCCAAGGAACTCAGCGTAAACATTGCTGGCGGACTCGCGAGCCAAGATTTCGTCCCAGCTGCCTGGACTCTGCCTGGCAAACTGGCCGGACAGGCTGTCTTTGATCGCGTCTGGTCCCGTCGGGGGCATGCAGTAGCCTGTGACATCAACCAAGGGTTTCCCCCTAAGGTCGACGCCAAGAGCCAACATCTGGGCTACCACATCCGGAGGGATTTCTCGCGCCGGCCTGGAGACGCCGAACGCGGCGGTGCACGTGAACGCGGGCTTCGCGTGCTCCTGCCCCAACTTGTTGGCAAACATGGTCTTGCCTGGCTTCAGCTGCTGCCGGGTCTTAGAGGCATCCACACCAAAGGTGCGCAGATTGCCCGCCTGGCAGTACTTGTTGAACTCAGCGAAGACCCTCAACTCTCGCAAATTCCGAGCTCCAACGTCCTTGAGCTGCAGGAGTGAACTCCAGCAACCGTCTTCTAGCCATCTCTTCAAGGAACCCTCTGCCTCGCTGGACAGCGCCGGGTACTGAGCCTCAGGCTGAGCCTCGCTGTCGTTGCGTGCCCAAAAGCGGGCGCCCAAGTCCCCGGCTGCCATGTTCGCAATCGGCCTAGGATCGGATGGAGGCCGCAAAGGGGTTCCACCGCGGGTCTCTGAGACCGGCTCCGAACATGCAGGAGGGTCGCTGACTCTGTCGTCATAGCCAGCCGGCACAAACAAGGTGCTCACTGACTGAGACGTTGAGTTGCGGAGAGCCTGCCTGGCTTGCGTCGCGCTGTAGGGTCCAAGGGGCTGGATGCTGCTGACCGTGGAGACGGGCGTTGTCATGGGGGGTGCTGAAGGGACCATCACAGTCTCAGCCAAAGAAGGGGCCGGAGGTCCTTTGGGAGCCAACGGCTGGCCTTTGGATCCTTCTGCGCCTTTGGCTGGGGCCGACTCGCTGACAGGCGCCTGCTCTTGCAGAGTCTGCGATTTTGTTTGGTCCTCTTCTGCTTCCTCCTCTGGGGGTATGAGCTGGGTGACAGCTGGAAGCTTGCACCTCACCAGGAATGCAGCAGGTCCCACGTTCACTGGCTTAAACAATCCCCGGGCAATGCCACGCGAGACAGCCAGATCGACAGCTGCCTTGGAGATGACTGTAGCACCACCTGACTCTGCCACCATCTCGCGTATAGTCGGTGAGTAGTCCACAAGGAACTCCCTCAATCCAGACCGCAACAACAGGCCATCTGAGGCGTGCTGGTGGGGGTTCAAGCCAAG